TGTTCAAATAATTTATATATAGAAGCATAAACTTTATAATTCGGAACTTTTGAAGATAAAAATTTTTCCAAATCATACTTTACTCGGATTTCTTTAATGAGATTAAATTTTTCTCTTTTTAACAACGAAATATTAATTTTTTGCCGGGAAGAAATGACTTCAGAAATAAAAAAATCCGCTTTTTTATCTGAATTAAATTTTTTATTAACTAAAAGATTATACAGCGCACGCTCTTTTCCCAATTCAGTATTTTCATTAAATCTTTTTTTAATGATATTTAATGCGTTACTCCTTTTTGTTTTACTAAGCACATCAACTGTTATTTGTCTTAATAAAAATTCAAAAAGAAGTCCCGTATTTCGAATTTTATTATGCTTTACCTTTTTACTATTCATGCGTTACCTCCAAATATTTCAATATAGGTACAGTACTTCATATATAAATATAGTTTTTTTGTTTTTATATTATATTTATTCATTATCTTCATCATCTAAAAGTGAATTTTCACTCAAAAGACCATTTTTCTTTATATCTTTTCCAAATTTTTGTTTTAATTGATCGAGTAATCCTTCTGATCTGACAATAGTCGAACCCTTTCCGGGATAAAGTGGGCTTCCACCTTTAAATTCTCTTGCACCATATCGTTCTCGTTCATATTTAGTTGCGTCTTTTATATCTTGGGATGTCGCTTCGCCGTAATCGCGATGTGAATACTGTGGTCCCTTTTCACTCCCACCCCATTCTCCACTTTCTTCCACTCCTTCTGCATCTGCTTTTTGTCCTGATTCAGCTGGGTCATTTCCTTCCATAGAAATCTGTTCCATTCTAAAATTCTGTTTCTGGTCTTCGATAATTTTTTGAAAAATATCACTTTTCTGATGTTCATCCATATCAAAAATATTTGCATAAACCCAGTCTCTCGAAAATAATTTATTTTCCATGGCGGACTGTGCTATCGTGACTTGTTGCTCCATCAATTCAAGTTTTTCCTGTTCATGAATCATAGATGGATTTGTAAGTTCGAGATCGAAATTTAATAATTCTGCATCATTAAATCCCTGTGTATATAAATGAACAATAGCAATTTTTTCAAGTTCAGCTACAAGAATTTTTTGAAACCGTTCAATCGTACGAGCAAATCTAACATCTTCAGCGGCGAGAGTGGCTTTTGAACCAATACCCTCCTCATATCCCAAAAATGCTTTCGGAACCTTTAATGCTGCCATTAATTTATTACGTAAATATTCAATATCATCGATAGCATTATCATTTGTCAATCCTGGTAAAGTTTCAATTTCGGTTCCGCTATCTCCTCCACGAACTGGTAAATAATAATCTTCAGTGACTGATTCGATATTATAACGTAAATTATATTCGCCAGTATCCTGATCAATGATTGGTATTTTCTTCATTTTATTAATTATCTTTTGCATAAAATTATCAACTTCATTGGGAGGTATATTTCCGATATCAACCTTGAAAATTCTTTTTTCGGGCGCTCTCATAATACGATGAATCATCATAGCATCTTCCATTAATGTCAACTGTTTCCAAACTCGTCTCGCACCTTCTAGTTGTGATTTTCCATATGGAAGAAAATTCGAATCTGACAATAATCTAAAATGGGCTACTTCATAATTTTCATATAACTTTTTTGTGCGTGAAGACATAGGCAAACCAATATCACTCGAAATTTCAAATTGAACTAATTTAGGATTTTCTGGATCATGATCTTCCATCCGTATAACATCATAAGGTGATATAGGTCTAATATTAACAATTCCATATTTTTCTGCTATCTCTAATAGCAAATAAAAATCACCATACTTTGTTAAATTTCTCATCCATGACCATAAGTTAAATTCAATATTTAATATATCATAAAATAAATTATGTAAAATTTTATGNACTTTANCATTATCAGTTCTAACTGTAAGAATTTNTCCTTCAATATTATCAACAGTAGATTCATCCGAATAAATATCTAAAACTGATGAAATGATTGGATCTGAATCCATTAATTCATAATCTCTAAATAATTCAGTTCTTGCAACTTCATATGCGTTTTTAGCATTTTGTTGTGCTGCATATTTAGTACCCCATCCACCACCACCTACTAATTTTGTATACCTATCAATGAAATTAGTTGATAATCCCATCTGTGAAAAATCTACATCTTTAACAACTAAGCGGTTATCAGGAGTTTTTCGTACAACGATATTACTTCTAAATAATCGTTTTAATCTATTAAATAAAGTATTTTGTTCTGCCATTTTTTACCTCGTTTTTACATTATAAGAGCCAAGATAAATCTTCACTCTTTCCTCTAATATTTACTTCCCACGGATTATCTTTTGGTTTTATTTTTCCTTTTGAAAATCCCGCGTCATATCCTTTATTACTACTTAACATTGAATCCATTAATGCTCTTTGTAAATTATCATGTTCTGTTTTTAATCTTAAAGCAGTATCCCGGATCCATAAAGCAATTGAATATGACATAACTAAATCGTCATTATATCCCTTCATAGCTTCTGCTTTATTGTTTTGATATGAAAAAACAAATAATTCTTCTATTAATCTTATCGAATTAACTTTAGTAANCTTTTCTCTCGTATATTCTTCCATTTTTGCAATAATTAAAGGNCGTGTTTTCATTGTAGTTGAAAATCCTGGGACCATATTTTTATCGTGAGATCTATATCGATTAGATTGAATTTGATGATCTACATCAACGTATCTTAAATCTTTTGACTGATAAAATAAATTTTTATAACCTCTATCAATAATAGTTTGAATCGTTGCCCATCCAACATTATTATTTTCAATAACTAATAATGCATCGTTATACTTTGTTGCTAATTCGATTAAAAAATTTCCAAAATCAGTAGTTGATAATTGCCCTTTATATTCTGCTACTTGCTCTAAATCATCTATTTCAAAAATTTGTGCTGCCGAATAATCAGATCCGTCACCTCTTGCTACATCTGCTACTACTAAATAATTTTTTGAATAATTTGGTTGATGCCACACCCATAAATTCTGATCAAGTCCTGAACGCTCAATGGGATCTTTTACTTGATTTTCTTTATACCACTGTAAAATTTTTGGATCTACAACAGACTGTCCTGATGTTAAGAAATCTGCATCGCATTCTTGTGCGGCCATAGTTGGGCCGAGAATTTTATCTTGTTCATCGCGCCATGCTTGATCTCTTTCGGGATGTAAAGACCAATGCAATTTTATAAAATTAAATTCACTAATACCATCAGTAGCATCTACCCACATTTTATGAAACCAATTCCCAACACCATTCGGTGTAGATAAAACAACACAATCTCCCCCTGTCGCTAATGTTTGTTGGGATGCTGTCCATATTTCATCTATCTTATCAATAAATCCTGCTTCATCTATTATAAGTAATGATAATGCTTCTGATCGACCAGCTTCTGATGTCGCGGCTACTGCTTTAATCTGCGAACCATTCATAAATCGTAGAGATAGCTTATTATCCTCATCAACTTTAGTTTTAAGCCATGATGGTAAATTAGAATACATAACGCGAACTTTCGTTACTAAATTTTTTGCAGTGTCTTTATCTTTTGCAATAACGAGAACGTTTTTATCATTATTAAATAACATCGTCCACAAAGAATACGCCGCAGTTAATGTTGAAATGCCTAATTGGCGTGATTTTAAAAGAATATTATATCGATGATCACAAAATTCTTGCAGAGTTTTTTCTTGAAAATTATATAAATCAAATTTAATTTTACCTTTTTGAGGATGCTGAATTATACAATATTTGCGCATAAAATGAACAGGTTCGCTTACACATTTTAAATATTCTCTTCTGATTACTTGTTTAATATTCTGTGGCATTATTTTTTCAACTTCTGTTCTTGTTGGGAAACGTTTTCATTTGCCATTGCATTTACAATCGATTTATCAAACGCTTTATCTGCATCTTTTTTCATCTCTTTCAAAATAATCTCTACTTCTTTTTCTATACTTTTCCACCTCTGAGTTTCCTGGTCTATTACCCACTTTTTCCATTTACCCGCTGCTTTAAGATCAACTTCAAAATTAAGTTGGCAGTGATAACATCTTTGCATTCTATTATACGTATCTTGGTCACGCCGTTTTAAAATTAACTTTTCACAATCTTTACACTCATCAAATCCTCGAGCAGGCAGTTTAGTAATTTGCTTTCTCTGCCCATCTATTTTTATCCATTCGCGACCATTTCCATCAATCCAACGTTCACCTTCTTTGCGTTGATGAATTGTTTTCGGTTCTGGGCCGACTTGTATTTTTCTATGCGTTCCGTTGAGCATTGATCGTATTTTTTCTATATTGTTCATGCTATCACCTCAATTTATATATAAATATATA